GATTACGATGGCTTTTAAAATTCCAAAGAAGAATTTCTTGGCATCGAACTTGTCTGTAAATGTACCAATAATCGTTCCTAATACGATATTGATCGCAGAGAGAGAACCGACAACGATTAACATCAAAACTATCGTTTCAAGATTCTCTTGAACGGCTTTCTCAATTGTCTGTATTATCGTTGACCAATCCATCTTCATTCTCCTCTATCGGCTCGGTTTCTTCCTCGACAGGCTCTTCTATTGGTTCTGCTTCTTCCTCAATCGGTTCTGTTTGTTCTTCTTCTAAAAGTTCTTCATTGATTTCCTCACTTGGTTCTTCTGCTTCTTCCTCGATAGGCTCTTCTATCGGTTCATCCTTTTGCTCTTCCATCGGCTCTAGTTTCAAATCTAAAGCCGTTTTTAAGCCGTTAGAGAGCGATCTATTCAAAGTTAGAGTATTTGTTTGGATAACTTCTAACGGAGTTGAATCGACCTTGAATTTGAAGTTTAATGAACCCATTTTGCCGTTGGAATCAGTAGCAACGATTTCACCGAATAAGTACTGTGCTTCTTGTGTTAATTCGCTCGGCACATTGAAAGTAACTTGATTGCCACTTACTGTGCCTTCATACTGATTCGTTCCAATCAGGACTTTCGCAGATGTCGGTGAATACTCTTCGTTTCCGTTGAACAAATTAAAAACGATACACCTTGATGTATCGTATTGGGAAACCATTACTAATGGCAAGACCCTATCAGGAATCATGTTAAGACTATAAGTATTTACAATCATTGCGGGCTCCTTTCAACATGAAGCTGAATCTTATTTGAGTAGCATTCGCCATCACTATCAGCCAATTTGATCTTGGCATCGATGAAACCAGGATTCTCGCTTAACTGTTCGGTGCATTTACCGATCAAAACACCATCATCGTTTGATAATGGGATTTCGGCATTTTCAGTTACTAATGATGCAGTAGTGAATGAGGTTTCTGTTGGTGTTGCAAGTTCGTAATATAATTTAAGCCCACTTAATCTAGTCTGCATTTCTGCAATTGTTTCTGTGCTTGATATTCTGTTTAAATATAAACCGTTATAACCAAACCACATATAACTGCCATATTCGTTCGACAAATCTTGAACTGCAAGACCTTTATTGTTTTCTAAATTGGCATTTTTGTCTGTTGCTATATTATTAGGCAACCAACCATTCAAATAGAATCTATCAGTACCGTGTATTACCCAAGATGATGATGATATTGGAACATCCACTTCACCCACTCTAGTTATCGCCTTACTCTCTGTTAATTCATCATAAACATTTCCGGCACTCTTCATTCCTGTTGGAAAGTATGTAGAGATTGGTAAGGATAAGGTAGATGAGGTATAAGGCTCATACTCTTTATTCTGCAATGAATTAAAACAAACAAAAGGTTTGAAAGATAAGTTGTTCAAACTAGAGCCTGAATTTATATAAATAAATGTGCTTGCGGTTTGTTTTGGATAACCAATCCCTACAAGCCCGTTTCCAAATTCACTCATCCAATTTGCAACACCACCTTTTTGTGAAGCGATGTAAAGACGATATGTGCTTCCCGAACCACCACTAGGGCAACCCGAAAGCCAATAGTCATGAATACCATCAAATTGAAAATCGCATAATTTAAAACGTACTTCGGCACTCGCTCTACCATTTGCAACTATATCTTGAATTATTCCATTTTGCTCATTGATGGTTAAAGTTATTCCGTTTTGGCTATATACGTTTCCAATCCATGAACCAACTGTATTGAACGATTTTATATCATCCAAATTCAACGGCAATAAGTTCTTCCCTACTGTCTTTATCCCATTACCATTAAAGGATAAGAGAGAACCTTGATTGTAGGCATAATAGGAAAGAGGAAAGAGTGAGGTGAACTCACTAGGCTCTGTGATGTCGAGACCCATTTGAGTGAGGTCGATAACCATCATGTTCCTAAATTGAATCGTTTGGCTTGGAGTCAAAGAATTTCTTATCAATGAGTAAAAACCAATATTTCTATCTGTATCGTTTAATACGATGCCTTGGCATTTGCTCCATTGGTTAGCTTGAATAATAACATCAAATCCGTAGTTTATAGAACCACCAAAACTAACTCGTGCCGTAGATTGAATAGGCGGTTTGATTTCACATGATAATAAATATTTGTGATTTGCTTTAACAGGAAAAGCAAGATTATACATTCCTCTTTCAGTTCCTTCTGTTGATGGAGTAACTGTTGCTATGTTATCGCTTACTGTAAATGTTGATTGTCTTGCATACCAATTACTTGAATCAGCAAAATTTCCATTTTGAACTAACTGATTCCAATTTAAGGTATTCCCTTTAATATCCGTTATCTTCGCCAATCCATCTTCTTCCGTTGGGCTCTGCCTATAAGTAAACTCTTGGTCTGTCAATAACCCTTGAGGATATTTAATATCACCCTTAAACGGAGATGTTGTAGGTGTACTTCCGTTTTCAGGTAAAATCTGTTCCGTTCCGCCTTTGTAGGCTTTGAACATCATCTGTTCTGTTACATCGCTTGTATCGATCAGTTCACCATTATTATGTAACTCAAATTCCCACTCTCTTGCTTCGCCATCGTTTTGACTCGCATGAATGGTTTGGACATCCAACGGATTAGGACTCATGTTTACTTTAATTTTTTCCATCGACTAACTCCCACACTTTTGCCATTTCCTTGGCAGTTAAACCGCTTTCCACTAAATCTTTCTCATTGAATTTCATTAGTGGGATTTCTATTTCTGTATCAAGTTCGTTTAATTCCTTAACAAAAGAAGAGAAGTTTGGACTTTCCTTATTGATCATAAGTTGTCCATCTTTCTCTTCTCCGTATTTCTTGAATAATTCCTGTTTGAATTGAACGTATTCTCTCAATTCATCACTTAACTTGCGAATGTTGTAGGCGATTTTGAAACCGATTGAACCTTTGCATTCTGTTAATGAATCGAGATTGATAAGTAAGTTTTCAGCTTGTGATGTTTTCATAGATTCTCCTTTAGCCACCTATTCTAACGTTATTAGCATAAATGCCGTTTACTGCACTTAAATACAACTTGCCCTGATTCGCATTAAGGTTTACTTCTGTTCCGTAATACTCTGTATTATTCACAGTTGCTCTTCTTGTTGTCAGCTTGATGTTGAAGTTTTGGCTTGAGTCTTTTTCCAAAAGCACTTCGCCAAGCATTGTGCCACCTCGCATGACTCTTAACGATAGATAGTTATATGCAGATGTTTTAACGATATAGATTTCATCGGAAAGATTTGAACCATCAACATCATAGTTCCTCAAACGAAGTACATTCTCCGATGATGTGGATTCCATGTAAATCGTGTTTGCACTTCTGTTTGCACCAAACATAGAGTTGGCAATGGACATATAGTTTCTTCTGTAATCTGCCCACATTTGGATGTTGTTGCCGACTACGTTTGATGAACCACTAGCATAGTTGGTTATATCCATCCATTGAACGTTTTGGCTCTGCGAAATTGCAGAATTGAATTCAATGGCATTTCCTACTTTGTCTGCATTGATTTTGTAGTTATTCCAAACTGCCGTATTGTTTTGAGTGCCGGAATTCCACATACCAAACTCGTTCGCTACTAATGTAGGATCGCTATTCTTCATGTTCCCAAGTTTTAATGTTGGTGAACCTGATGTTTGGTCAGCAGACATCCTTAAATAGTTCACAAGGTTGGATGTGCCTGTGTGAGTATCGTAGTTGGTTAGATAGATGTAATTATTCTGCTGATAATTCCATGGTGCTTGTGCATTCTCTTCAAGTTCAATCGCATTGGCTAAAATATATCCATGCAAATGGTCATAGTTCCTTAAAGCGATATATGCTTCACTATTGTCACCACTTGAAGACATTAAGAACTGATTCAATGTATCGCCATTTGCAGTTAAGTTATTAACTGTAAACTGCTCTTGTGGTTGGAATCTAACATAGCCATTTCCATCAAAGGTAACACCATCGACAACATTATCACCATCGCCATCGAATGATTGAGCAGTAATATACTTATCACTCAAATCACCGAAGTTGATTATCGTTCCGTTGATGGTAGAACCATTGATTTCCAAAGCATTCAAGACAATAGTTGCTAACGAATTGACTACTGCATCGCCACTCGTTGTCCAACCACTATTCCATGTCTGTCCGTAATCGTTGGACATCACGAAACCTTGCGATGTTATCATATATTGATATTGCGAATTAGCGATCGTTTCCTCGTTGTGGAGAATGATTCTTCCTTGGCTATCTGTTGATATTCTCAAACCCAATCCGTTCGCTATAAGGCTTGTAATGTTGCTTAATTTGGATTCTATGTAGGAAGTATCAATGTCTAATTGAGAAACGGCATCATCTACGGCAGTAGTTACTGAATCGTTGATAATTGTGTTAAGGTTTGCTTTCGCATCGCCTAATTCAATAGAATCATATTTATTAGTAAGTACGTTCCATTGTGTTTTTATGACCCTAGAAGATGCTTCGACATTCAATTTGTCAAAGTAAACATGGACAGTATCGCCTAGACTAACTCTTTCCAAAGGAAGAATATTCTTGTATTCTTCTGTTTGCCATAAAGGAATGAAGTCAATTTTTATATTGATACTCGGTACTTCGATAGAGTTATTTTGTGCATAAGTAGTTGCCTTTTGCAGTAACTCGCTAGGAGTTGGAATCTGCCCACTTTCATAATCACTAGAAAAGTCTACGTTTAAAATTCTTGGATAGGTCGCACCTGTTTTATTAAAGTAGGAATCAGCTTTGTAAGTTTGTTCATCGACTACGGCATAACCATAGACTCCATCATAGACATTTTCATTATTTTGTTCCTGTGAGTAGTCTATTAAATTTTTGCCGTAAGAAATTCTAACTCCGTTGTCTGCACCTCTTCTCGCATGGAGTTTAACTGTTAAGTTATCCCATTCATACTCTGGTCTTAATACATCTAACACAGAACCTTCATAGC